GGTCAGAGCCAGCTTGATCGTGCTGCTGCTGGCGTTTATGACGTAGTAGGTGGTGGATGCCGCCAAGCCCGACGGTATGGTATCGGTCGAGCTGATCTGCACCGCGTCTCCCGTTTGGTACTTGTGCGAACTCTCCGTGAAGGTTTCGTTCGTCGTGTAGTCGACGTCGCTTGTGGCGAAGGTCGCTGAATAGAAAGCGACGTACTTGTCGTTACTGACAGTGGATATGAAAGTGCTGCTTCCTACTTCGGTCAGCAATTGCGCCCCGTCCTCCGTAGCTAAAAAATCACCTTCGGTACTGTTACTATACAACAAAGCCTTCGTCTTGGTGACAGCCATCAAATAGTCGATGTTGCTGTCCTCGACGTCGGAGACGATGCCTGATCCGAATACTTCATCCACCCCAGCCGAATAAGTGAAATCAAAGGTACTGCCAGCCTTGAACTCCAAGCCCTTCCTGACAGTCGCCTTGTTTCCGTCGAAACGCATGTTCTCGCTAACGGACACCATGCCTTGAGGTAAGGTAGCTGAATCTTGAAAGCTATCCAACCCACGGAAACCACCATCCCCGTCAATGTCTATCGGGTCGTCCAAGCGACCCGTCGAACGCTGCCAATTGCCGTATTGAGAAAATGCCATGACTCAACCAACCATGTTATGCGAAGGCCAACTCATGCTCCGTTCCAGCGCCGTCTTGAAAGTAAAGCTTATTGTCGTTCTTGGTGTACACCTTACCGTAATTGACATCTGCGGTGGGAGTGGATATTTCCTTTAAGGTCAATGCGCCCCCCTCAAGAGCAATCCCCGTCATATTGGCAGTTGGAGTCATCCCGACACCCACATTGCAACTGCCATCCACTAGAAAGGGTCCACCAGTTTCGGGGTCTGCCCTTATACATGGCGCATCCGCTGCTGCCGTCTGAACCCAAAGTCCCCACTGACCAGTGTTCTCCGTACTCAAATTATTCACACGCAAAGCATAAGTCAAACCCGTTGATCCCGTCGGATTGGAACAATGTGTTTGCCCTGCGACAGTAAGCTCAACGGTACTTGATGCCGCCTGTCCGATTGCTACGTTTCCATTGCTTGTATTTATATTCACTGGCTCCGCAGTCGTAGTGCCAGCCCCGATGCCAACTCCCTTCGCCACGTTGGTGGCGGTGATCTTCTTGGTCGTTCCCGTGGCTGCGTCCGTCGTGTCGCTGACGTCCACTATCGGCATCATGTCGGTTGCGGCTGGGCCAGCAGCCAATTCGGTCAATGCGGTTATTTTCTTCGTACTCATAAGTTCGTCTCCTATACGCTTGCCACGAATATTTCCATGTCGCATGACGCCGTGTCGGCGTCAGCCGTGACGTTCACCAAATCGCCCAACGAGTAAGTCAGACCAGTGCCATCTATGGCGTCCATCGTGTCAACGACCCCACCAGCGTTGTCGCCGGGATAGATGAAGCTGTGTCCAGCGTCCACCTTGATCGCAAACTCGTCGTCGTTCTCGTTCTTGAAAGTCAGGGTGATGAAGTTGGTGTCGTCCAAGTTCGTGAAGCGAACGTATCGAACGTCGCCCTCAATATAGGTTCCCGACGAGGCGGAAGTTCCCATTGCAATGATCTCCGCCTCTACGGTCGTCACCGTCACGATGCGCTTGGACACCTCGTTGATGCTCGCTATCGTCTTTTCATTGGTGGCTCCCTGCTCCACCCCGTTCAGTTCGATGCTTTCCTTCAGTGTCACCGTCAAGGTTGCCGCCGTTAAAGTAGTAGTCATGTTATTTCCCCGCTATTAGTTCAGCCAATCGCTGTATTTTCTCGTTTGTCTTCTCTATCTTGTCGTAAATCTTGCGAGCGTCACCACGCCTGTCCTCGTCGGCTTTCAAAAGCCCCCTATGATTCTCCTCCACTCTCTTTCGCCATTCCCTGTCCGCCACGTCGTTCTTGGCAATCTCATTGATCGCCCTCGACAACCTGCTGTTCAATTCGTGGTGGTCCCCCTCCAAAGCCTCGATCCTCGAATGCTCCTTCTTGAGCATCCATGAAATAACGCCGATCACCAATGCGATTCCCAGCACGAAATACTCGGAATACTCCGTCATCATTCATGCTTCCCCGTCAGTAAATGGTTTTCTATTCGGGCTATCGCTTCCTTCATTTCCTCTATCGAGCTGAACAAAGTCTTGTTCGTGGCCTCAGCGCCACCCTTGGATTCCGCGAAACGAATCGATAACTGGTTTAGGTCGTATACCGTTTGACGAACGTCGTTTGCCTGTGTCTTCCATAGGTACGTCAACAACCCCATTATTATGAATAATATCAACTCTATGACGCCAAAGTCAAAAGTCATCGCATCAACTCTATGATTATGAATATCGTTGCCAGCGCGGCAAACAGGACGACTGCCTTGCTACGCCTCTCCAATCGCAAAAACTCACTTGCCAATTTACGTAGAAGTTCCATTCGCCTTTATCTTCTTATGCAGGAAGCGTGTGTAAATTATCGGCACGAATACCCACAGAACGCCGAATATGCCCAGCAACCAAAGTACCCGATATACTCCATCGATCACTTGATCGAAGCCGCTTTGCTCTCGTCCCGCTTGCAACTCAATCATCTTGGCGACGTCGCCCGTGCTGAGCGCCTTGAGTTCTTCCTTGGTTTGCGTCAACTCCTTGTCTCCAGCCCATATGGAACCTGCCGCCGCGCCCAATCCAGCGCCCGCAGCGCCGCCCACGGGGCCAGCAATGGAACCCACGCCGCCCCCTAAGATCGCCCCACCTATCGGGGCCATGCTCGCGCAGCCCGAAAGCAGCAGTGAAAAACCCATGACGAAATACCTCATCCAAAAGGGCCGGAACTCCATTCGTCTCCTTCCAATTCGGCAAGAATCTGCGAATGCGTCAATGCAGTCTTGCCGCTTAAGAAACTCGGCTTGCTGCCGTTGTACTTCACGAAAGTCTTCGATTCGTCCTCGTTCCAGCGCAGCGTATCGGCGCTCGTTTCCACCACCTTGGAGAAGTCAATCGAGTTCGCTTCGGAGGCAGTCAGAATCACCCATCTTCGATTTGCGTAATTCACGATGGTACTTCCTCTTCTCGATCGTTTTCATCCATGTTGTCGGTGGTTCCATCATTACTGTTTGTGGAAACATCGGGAATAGTCCAATTACTGCCATCCCACGTACCCCCATCCCCCATTTGCCACCATCCCAATAGATTTGACGACTTGTCGTAACCACCACTATCAGACCTCAAATTAATAGGCGCCCCTGAATTGTAGACAGCAGCTATGTTTGTGGCATCCAGTTCAGCGTCATGGATTGAGAATTCATCCATGTTTCCGAGCACGGGTTGATTGTAGCTCCCGTGCCGGCCTCCAACCCAAAGGTCTATGTCGTTCAAAGTAGTTCCATCCAGAGTGTCGTTGTGGGTTGTCAGCGTCTGCGCAGACCCGTCCGTGTATATATTTATACCACTTGCGTCCGTAGACCCATCGTAGGTAACGCCTATGTGATGCCACGAATCATCGCGTAGAGCGGAGATTGCGGGGGTGCTTACGAAAATCATGTTACCCGAATAAGAATTTGCAAAGATCAAACCGAGTTTGTCTGCGCCGGGATAATTATAATAAAGGAATATTCCACGGTAACTCTCATACGAGGAACTGGATTTCCCGAAAAAGATTTGGTAGCCGGTGTCGGCGGTTTTCATCCAAAAGGAATACGTGAATGGGTCATCTTCATCAAAATCACCTATGTCGCCAAGATTCAGGTTGTCGTTAGTACCGTCAAAAGCCAGAGAGTACGAGTTACTGAAGTCGAAGCCCGCTGCTGCCGGAGCGCCCGACAAAGCAGCGGCGTAGTGTCCACCACGCGCCATGCGCGCAGATGCAAAAGGCAGGTTCAGCATCCTACTCGATGGTCAGACCAAATCGAACCGTGATGTCGGAAGTAGTGTCAGGGTCCCATGACGCTCTCGCTATGATCCCCATGTACAGACTGTCTCCCGACAACTCAAAAGGGATCGGCACGAATGCT